CTTCGGCGCGACCGTCGTCAACAACGGCTGAGGGACGCCTGATGGGCACATGCGGGGCGACCCAAACGCGCGCGTGAGCAGCAGTGGGACGCGCACCCCGGCGGGTGACGGACGATGAGGTCGAGGCTGTTCGGCGGATGCACGCCGATGGGAAGTCGCTCAACGCCGTGGCCAGGTCTCTCGGTCGTTCGACGAGCACCATCGGGACGATCTCGAAGCGCCTCAACCTCTCCTGGGATCGGTCGAGGTTGGCGGCTGCTGTGAGCGCGAAGCAGGTCGACAACCGGGCTCGGCGGGCGGCGTTGATCGAGGCCGCATATGTCGAGATGGGTGAGATCGTCAAGCGGCTCCGTGCCGGGCGTGAGGGCGAGTTCCACACGATCCTCAAGGGCGAGGGCGGCGCTGAGCACACCGAGGTCATCGAGTTCGTGCCGTCGGTCGAGGCGCTGAACCTCCTCCGGGCGTTCTCGGTGGTCGCGAAGACTGCGGTTGACCTGGAGAAGGTCGACGGGGATCAGGGTGTCGAGGGTGCCAAGTCGATGCTCGGGAACCTGGCGCTCGGCCTCCGTGCTGTGTATGACGCGGCGAGACTCGCCGACGAGCAGCCGGAGCCCGCTGAGCCGAACGGCGAGGCGTGTCCCTGATTGATCAGCTTCCGCTGTCGCCGAAGCAGATCACGAGCATCGTCGAGTCGAGGGATCGGCGGATCTCGTGCTGGTGGGGTGCGGTCCGGTCGGGCAAGACTGTGGCGTCGCTGGTGTCGTTCCTGCTGGCACTGGCGGAGGCTCCACCGTCTGGGCTTGTGATCATCTGTTCTAAGACCCTCCAGACCGCTGAGCGGAACCTGATCGAGCCGCTGCAAGACCCGGCGCTGTTCGGGCCGATCGCGGAGCACGTGCATCACACGCGGGGCGCCTCGACAGCGGTGATCCTCGGCCGGGTCGTGCACATCATCGGCACCTCTGATTCGAGGTCTGAGGGCAAGCTACGTGGGCTCACGGCGTGCCTGATCGTCCTCGACGAGGTCACGCTCATGGCGGAGGAGTTCGTCAAGCAGGCGCAGGCGCGCGCCTCCCTGGCGGGCGCCCGGATCCTGATGACCACGAACCCGGCCGGGCCGCGTCACTGGCTGCGCCGGAACTACTTGCTTCGTGCCGGTGAACTCGACATGGCTCACTGGCACTTCACCCTCGACGACAATCCGTTCCTCGACCCCGCGTACGTTCAGGCACTCAAGGCTGAGATGGCCGGGGTGTTCTACGCACGGAACATCGAGGGCCGCTGGGTTGCGGCTGAGGGCAGCATCTACTCAATGTGGGACGAGTCGAGGCACGTCGTCACTGACCTTCCGCCGGTCATCGCGTGGCCTGCGGTTGGGATCGACTACGGGACCGCCAACCCGTTCGCGGGGCTGCTCCTCGGTGTCGGGATGGACTCCAAGGGTGAGCGGCGCCTGTACTTCACGAGCGAGTACAGGTGGGATTCGCGGCAGAAGATGCGGCAGCTCACGGACCATGAGTACTCGCTGGCTGTGAGTAAGTGGCTTGATCACTACATCGCCCCGGGCTGTACTGAGGCGACTCGTGGTGTGAGCCCGGAGAAGATGGTTGTTGACCCGTCGGCGGCGTCGTTCATCCAGCAGCTCTGGCGGGATGGCTGGTCGCCGGTGTCGGCGAACAACGCCGTCTTGGATGGCATTCGGTTGGTTTCGTCGTTGCTTGCCAGGGATCTCCTCAGAGTGCACAAGTCGTGCGAAGCGCTCATTGAGGAATTTCCGGGGTACTGCTGGGACAAAAAGGCCGCCGAGCGTGGCGAGGACCGTCCGATCAAGGCTGCGGACCACTCCCTCGACGCCGCCCGCTATGCCCTATTTACCACTGAGTGGTCGTGGCGTGACGAGGTCGGCCTACCAGCCGCAGCGTGAGGGGAGGCGTCGTGCCGCTCCCCGCCCCCGGTAAGACCGCGTGGCCGCCGAAGGCCATGGAGAAGGCCTACGCCGGGTACAGCGAACTGTCCGCTTGGTACGGCGGGGACCCGGACATCCTCTCCAAGCACTACGGATCCGACAGCGGCCAGTACGACCGCGTAGACACCCGGTACCGGGCCAGCCAGTTCCAGGGCGGGATCGTTGGCCGCATCGCCCGCCTGTTCTGGGGAACACCCCCATCACCAGGCGAGTTGCGCACGAAGATCCACCTCCCGATGGCCGAGGACATCGCGCAGATGTCCGCGCATCTCCTCTTCGGCGAACCACCGACGATCACCGTCGAAGACAAGAAGACCCAGGAACGCCTCAACGTCCTCATCGACGAAGGCGCCCTCCACTCCTCCCTGCAATGCGGCGCCGAGGTCGACTCCGCGATGGGCGACGCATACCTCGTCGGCACCTGGGACAAGGACAACTTCAGTGCCCCATGGTTGCGGGTAGTCCACGCCGACGCCGTGGTCCCCGAGTTCCGCTGGGGCAGACTCACCGCCGCGACGATCTGGACCACCCTCGGTGACCAGGACAACGGGAAGGTGTGGCGGCACCTGGAGCGCCACGAGAAGGGCGTCATCCTCAACGGCCTGTTCTGCGGGAACTCCACCGAGTTGGGGCGCCGCTGTGAACTGTCCGAGCGTGAGGAGACCGAGAAGCTCGTCGATGAGGGCCCGACCAACATCGACATGTTGACGGTCATTCACGTCCCGAACCTGCTGCCGAACCGCCTCGACCGGTCATCGCCGCTCGGCCGATCTGACTTCTCGAAGGGTGTCCTGCAACTGATGGACGCCCTCGACGAACTGTGGTCGTCGGCTGCCCGCGAGTTCCGGATCGCGAAGGCCCGTGTGATGGCGTCCGCGGAGATCCTCACCCCGAGAGGCCGCGGAGAGGGCGCGTCGATCGACCTGGACCGCGAGGTGTTCACGCCGTTCCGTGTCCCCCCGTCGGGGAACATGGGCGACCACTTCCACTTGATTCAGCCGTTGATTCGCGTGGAGGAGCATCTCGCTGGGTGCCGCGCGTTCACTGACGCGATCATCAATTCCAGCGGGTACAGCACGCAGTCATTCGGGTCCGTGACAGCCGATGTCGCGATGACCGCCACCGAGATCCAGATGCGGGAACGGAAAACATTCCTCACGCGCGGGTCGAAGACCCTGTACTGGATCCGGATCCGTGAGGCGCTCCAGATGCTCCTAGCCCTTGACCGTGAGGTGTTCAGCTCCAAGGTCGAGGTCGAGCGCCCGAAGATCGAGTTCGGCGACTCGATCGCCGAGTCGACCAGCGCGACAGCGCAGACGTTGGTTGCTCTCGCTGGTGCTGAGGCCGCCTCGACCGAGACGAAGGTCCGCATCGTCCACCCCGAGTGGGACGACACCGCCGTGGCCGAGGAAGTCGCCCGCATCAAGGCCGACACCGGCCGCTCCGTGCCCGACCCCATGGCTCTGCTCACCGCACCTGGCGACGACCAGGGGCCCCCCGCCGGCATCTGACCGGCACATCACCGCATCACCTGACAGGCCGGACGTGGCTGGACCGCGCCCGGCAACGCCGACGCACCTGGAGTGCAGACGCATGGAAGAGAAGGACACCACCGAGACGACCACCGAAGGCCAGGAGCCCGAAGAGCAGGCCGTCAAGGAAACCGGAACCGAAGCCGTCGAGGCCGAGGTAACCGGAAGCGACAAGCCCGACCTCATCGGCGGGGTCGACTTCGCTGATCTCCCGCCCGCGACACAGGTGGAGATCAAGAAGCTCCGCGCCGAAGCTAAGGCTGCACGCACCGAGGCCAAGCGTCAGGCGGCCGACGAGGCACGCCAGGCAGCCGAAGCCAAGGCCGCTGAGGCACTCGACAAGGAGAGAGCCGAGCACGCCGAGTGGCGCAAGCGCGTCGCAAAGGAACTCGGACTCATCGAGGACGAGAAGACCGACCTCACCCCCGAACAGGTCATCGAGCAGATCACCAAGGAACGCGACACGGAACGCCAGGCGCGTGAGGAACGCGAGCAGCAGTTCCGTGCCCTGTCCCTGGAGGTCGCAGTCCAGGACGCCGCGAACATGCACGGCGCCATCCCGGACAAACTCCTCGACTCCCGGCGGTTCATGAAGGCCGTCAACGACCTCGACCCGTCCCAGGAGGGATACCGGGTCGCCGTCGCCGACGCCGTCGCCAAGGCCATTGAGGCCGACGAGTCGCTCAAGGCAGCAGAACCCAAGCCCAAGCCCCCCGCAGTGAGCGGGGGGACAACCGTCGCCGGGACCGGCAAGGCAAAGTCCATCGATGACATGACCATCGACGAGATGGTTGCCGCCGGGTACACCGGGCGACGCTAACCCGAAAGGGGCGTCGTTACCGTGACGACCAACACGTTCGTCAAGCCCAGCGTCGTTGCGAAGATGGCGCTGGCGAACCTGATCACCAAGTCCGTGATGCTCCCGCTGGTCCACCGCGACTACGAGGAGGAGTTCGTCCAGGGCGCCGGTGACACGGTCACCGTGCGGAAGCCCGCGACGTTCGTCTCCCAGGAGTTCACCGGGACCGTCGTCCCGCAGAACGTCACCGAGTCCAGCGTGGCTGTCGTCCTGAACCACCACCGCGACATCACGATCAACATCGGTGCCAAGGAGCGGGCGCTCGACATCAAGGACTTTCAGGAGCAGGTCATCACCCCTGCCATGGAGGCCCACGCCAAGGCTGTCGACCAGGACATCCTGACCTTCCGCAACGACATTGTGCAGGAGGTCGGCACCAACGGCAGCACACCGACTGGCCTGTCCGGCACGAACGAGTGGGACTGGACGAACCCCCGGTGCATGATCGACGCCGGTCGCGTCCTCGACCAGCGTGACGTCCCCGAGTCGGAGCGGTACGTGGTCCTCGGATCGACGACCTCCGCGAAGTGGCTCGGCGACGACATCCTGGCCAAGGCCAGCGACCGCGGGGACATCCGGGGCCGTGCTGACGCCTACCTCGGGAACCGGCTGTGGGGCTTCGAGCCCTACAAGTCGAACAACGTCACTGGCGGGGACTCCGAGATCAGCGTCGGCTTCCACCGGACCGCCGTGGCGTTCGTGTCCCGGCCGCTGATGATCCCCGAAGGGGCCGCCAGGGCCGAGTACGTCACCCAGGGTGGGATCGGCATGCGCGTGGTCTACGGCTACGATATCTCCACAAAGAAGGACGAAATCTCCCTCGACCTGATCTATGGCGTGAAGACCCTCGACGCCAAGCGCGCCGTCCTCATCACCGGCGGATCCTGATCCGACAACCCACAGCAGGGCCGCCCCAGCGCGCGGCCCTGCTGCGGGTGTCACCTGAAAGGCGGTTGGTGTGGGCCCGAGGGCCGTGGTCCTCGGCATTCCGCAGCCGATCGGCACGAACCGCTGGAAAGACGACCTCGCCGATGACGCATCGTCGCTCGGCTGGGACGTCACACACATCCCGGCGCGCGGGGCACCCATTGACGCCGTCGTCGACCTGTGTCGCGGCGCTGACCTGCTGATCTGGGCACGCACCCACCAACATGACCCTGCTGGTGATGCTGAGGTGATGCTCCGCCGGGTCGAGGACGCCGGGTGTGCGACGGTCGGCCTGCACATGGACCTCTATTGGGGGATTCCGCGGCGTGAGTCACGGATCGGTGTTCACCCGTTCTGGACCTGTCAGGGAGTGTTCACCGCCGATGGTGGGCGGGAAGGTGACTTCGCGGACCGGTGGGTCAACCATCACTGGTGCCCTCCGGCTCTCGGGTCGCAACTCGTCGGTG